TTGAAAGGAATAAAGATTCCTTCTTCCCGGAAGGGGGTAAAACAAAGTGAGCGACGCGGTAATTATAACAACTTTAATATGTGTCACTTTAGTAATGTTAGCAAATATCGGAAGAAATAAAAAGTAAGGGGGTTAACCATGTTTAATATTTCAAAGATAAAGAAACTTATTACGAAAAGCGCCAAGATTAACGGCGCTTCCTTCCCACCAACCGAAGACAAGCCAGCTACAGACATTCTATTTACGATTGAAGGCTATATCGCCTTTAAAATATCGTCATATGATACGGAAATTGTAGCTAAGCTTATCGAAGTCGGCGCTATGGAACTTGACTACAGCTTTAAAAATAAAAGCGACCTTTCCAGCTTGTTTAATGTACATTCTTACGACGTGGAACCGTTCGAACTTACAAAGGTTACGGTTACAGAAGCCAAGAAACAGATAAGCATACTGCAAGGTAAGGAATATGTATCCTTTATAGATAAAGACTTTACTGACTGTTTTACGGGCGGTAACTTCTTCGGACAGGCGAAACAACGCGGCGTAATATTCCATATTGAGAATGACAAAACCAAGGGCGTAATAATGCCATTTAAAACAGACAGTATAGGCGTGATACAAGAAATCGCAAGTAAAACAACGCCGACGGTAACCATTAAGGAAGGCGACGACCACTTCGGTTACTGTAGTAATTGCCAGAGGGCCGAAAAGATTAGGACCTGGCACGACTACAAATTTTGTCCATGCTGCGGCCATAAAATCGAAAGGCGGTAAACGGATATGAAGACTACGAAGACTGTTTATAAATGCGACTTATGCGAAGCTGAACTACCAGAAGACTACGTAAGCACGGACGGCGAAGGTAATAGTTACTTCGTAAAGAATTTGTATGACGAAATGCCCCTATCTTCCCCGGTATTGGAGTGTAACGCCATGGTGATACACGTTAGAATAGGCGGCCGTAAAGACGAAACAAGGTATAACGACATATGTAACAAGTGTAGGCTAAAGCTTCTTAAACAAGCTGTAAAGCGCCTGGAAAGTGAGGTCTAACCATGCACGGTAAACGCCCCACCTTAGCACAAAGAAAGCTTATAGAAAAGTTTAACCTTAATTCCGATAACTGGCTGGTACAAAAGGATACTAACGAAGCCATGCAGATAGTACACCGCGTTTCAAGTACCGTAAAGAAGCTTCCGAAGGGGGCGCCCAGGGCATGACATGGATAATTATAATAGCGTCGGCGTTAATTGTAACCGCCTTGTACTGCTGCTTAAAGGTGGCAAGCGACGCCGACGACTGGGCCGAACAGGAAGAAATAAAACGAAGAAAGGACGGTAAAAACCATGGGTAAAAAGTCAAAATACTACTTCCCACCGAAGAAACAAAAGACGCCGACGCCTATAACAATTAGCGACGACGTGAAGGCAGAACTACACAGATTAGCCAAAGAACAATTAGCCTATTTAGAAACACAAAGCTTAGACCGCTACTTAGTGCTGGTTATGGCTACCTTGCATACGGAACCGTCCTTCCGCTTCGGGGCGGAACGTCTTAATAGGTTCGCTGGAAGACTTACGGCAATCAGTGACGAATTAGCAAATAAACCAGGCTGGTACCCAGAACTTACAAGAGAACTGGAAGCTATGGGCGTCGAAGCATTTAAGGGCGCAATCGAAGGGAAATTCGACGACAAAGAGGTTACACCATGAAGCCCGTAGCCGAAAAGACAAAAGATTATCCACAAGACCCACCGCGAACCGTGGATAACGTAGAGCGCTGTATATGCTGCGGTGATATTATACCAGAGGGGCGCCAGGTATGCCCCAGCTGTGAAAGGAGCGTTAAGAAAAGTGAATGAAAATATACCGGGACAATTTGAAATAACTGATTATGTAGAGATACCAAAAGCGCCGACCGTTTACCTGGCTGGCAAAATGACGGGACTTGTAAACTATAAAGCGCTATTCGATATATACGCAAGAATACTAAAAGGTTCGGGATATGCGGTATTTAACCCGGCTACCCTTCCCGCTGGCCTTGACTACGAAGACTACTTCCCTATCTGCTTTAAAATGATTGACGCAGCTAAGCACGTGGCACTAATGCCGAACTGGGTAGACAGTCCAGGTGCAAACCGTGAAAAGGAATACGCGGAAAGTAAGGGGTATAAAGTTACCTACCTGGAAGGCGGTGTAAGCTGATGGCGACGAATAACGAGTACTACGACTACCTGGTTCATGAAGTCCAGACCGTCCTTAACTGCGAAGAAGAAAAAGCCATGTCCGTAGTGGCATATGTAAATAGCCTGGGCGGCGACCCTATAGAGTTTATACACAGGCTTCCGGGTTTACTTTATACAGCCACGCCAGACGTAGACGAACTACTGGTAATGTTAGATAATATAAGCGACGAGAAATTCGCGCCTAAGTATGGCGTATGCTTCCCACAGGGTTACCAAAACAGGGCTGCAAGACGCAAGGACAAGAAACGCGCAGCCAAGGAAGCGAAGGCGGAAGCTAAAAGGCTGGAAGACATGAAATTAGTAACGAAGAACGTACAGCTATAAACGTAAGTCATAGAGCATATGACGAGCAACGAACGACGAAGAACTAAAAAAGTTGAGCGTAGAACGTCTAAAGCGTGGCGAAATTCGAAAAACTCAAAACCTAAAGCCTTAGAAGCTACAGCTTTAAGAACCTTTAAGTAACTACTAATACTTAATAGTACTACTAATATACTATATAATATTATATAAATTATTATTTTAATTATTATATTATATTATATATAAGAGTTGTTTTCTTTTGGGGGGGTACATGGTTTTACCATTCCTTTTAGGAGTGTGTTTTACATAGGGTTTTTAATACCCCCCCTTTCAAATTTTTAATTTATATATTTTTTCGTGGGGGTGGATTAGTGGCTGGAAGGATAAGTAGACGAACTGTAAGACGCTGGCTAAATGAGTGGGACAGCTTAGTACGCGGTGGACCGCCGACCGAAGACGCGATACCAGGAAACAGCGCAAACAAACCAACGGACGGAATTACCGCCAGGCAGCTCAATAAAATAATGCTGGAAATGGCTTACGAAGCTTTACCGCTGGAACTGCGAACCGTCGCGTATTACCGCTGGGTTAACCCTGTACCTTTAGGGCAGACGTTGAAACGGCTTAACTACACCAAAGACCAGTATTATTACAGGTGTGATAAAGTGGTTAGTTACGTCTTCCATTTCGTCAACGGTGACAAGGATTGTCTTTAAGACAATATTAAATTATTGTATAATTCCGAAAAGGGTTATATAATAACATTACAATGTTATTATAATGTCTATTAGTAACCAGGGGGCGCGGGCTTTTTCCGTAGCCCCCTTCGTGTATCCGTACAAAACTTTATTTTCAAGGTTACGCCGACATTCGAAAATCAAAACAAGGGGGTATTTTTATGGGAACCAGTACAAATAAAAGCATAATGCTACCAGAAGAATACGACCCCTACGATATGCGCCTAAAAGTGCAATTCCACCCGCAAGCCGACCATATTAACATAATTTCTACAATGCGTAAGAACCCTACGCTATGCTGTGGGGCCATGAAAGGCGGTAAGCCTTGCAGACAAGCAGCGGGCGCGGGAACAAATCATTTAGGTTATGGTAGGTGTCGCTTACATGGTGGCAATAATACGGGTCCTAAGACGCCAGAAGGTAAAGCCAGGTCCGTAGCAAATAATCGAATACACGGGCTTTACGCTAAGACGCTTCTACCCGAAGAACAAGCAATCTTCGACGAACTACAGGACGCGGAACCTAAAAGCCTGGAATACGAAATTAACTTACAGAAAGCTAAGATTATCGGCTATCTGAACCGACAACGTGAGAAATTCGAAAAAGACCGGGAAAAGGAAGGCGACGAAATCGCTTATAAGAAGTCTAAAGTATTTTACAGCGAAAGCGAAAACGGCGGTCGCTCTTATTATCACGCTGGAACTATCGAAGACAAGGCCTTAGACAGAGCGCTTAACACACTTCGTAGATTAGTGGAAGCCCATAATAGGATTAACACCGAAGAAAAGACAGACGATATTATGGACACTATTAACAACGAACTTAGGGCAGCTTCCAAAGGACAAGTAAGTATTTCCTGGGGCGGAAATCCGCAGAACAAAAGCCCAGGAAACGACGAAGAAAACGACTAAACGTAGTACAAATTACAGTAAGACGCCTTAAATAGCGTCTTTTTTAATACTTTAAACGCTGTAAAGCCGCTATTTACAGCGTTTTTATTTATACTACTTAATAATTTTGTTTATTAAGTGGCTACACAGAAAGGGGGTGTCGGTGTCTATGAATAAGGACGTTGACCCATGTAAGGGGTGCATTTGTACACAGTGCGCCAAAAGTGATTATAACGGCGCTATGTATCTGTGCGCTATGAAGCTATGCGATAACTGCGAAGAAAGCGAATATATAGTTAAACGGTCCTACTGTGACGAAGCCGTACTACTGGACGACGAAGACACCGACGACCTAAGACTATGAGCGAAGCATATAATACGACGTTTACATACGTTGACGATATAGACCCGGTAACTGGGGCGCCTGTTATGGTGGCTATCCCCCATACCGTCGCAGCGGCAAGACAAGGGATACCGTACAACGTGCTTAATAACTTCGGGGACATATTCAAACGTGAAAACCTACGTGAAGCGTGGTGCCTTATGCGCCGTAATGACCCCTTCGACTATCAAATACAGGTAGCTGACGCTATAATATACAGCTGCTTAAACGGCTTAGGCTGGTACTTCGTTGTACAGATTACCAGACAGGCGGGAAAGAATGAAATAAGCGCCTTTATCCAGCAATATTTACTACTTTATGGCTGGTATTATGGGGTACGTGTATCCGGGGTAAAATTCGCACCAGTATATAAACCGCAGATACAGGCTTCCGTGGATAGATTAGAGGGGGCCAACACCGCCGACAGTGGCGGACTTGCTGGAAGCATATTAACAAAAGGCAAGTATAGAAAGTCTGACGGCTACAAGTATCATATGGGACCGCCCCGCGATAGCAATAAGTGGGCGTTCTTGTCTATAAACCCGGCGGCCGCGGTAGCTTCACAGACGGCATACACCCTATTAGAGGGTGACGAAGCCCAGGACATAGACGCGGATAAGTGGGAACGTGACGCCCAGCCTATGGGGTCGTTCAATAATGCGACTACCGTACTATGGGGGGTAGCCTGGACGAAAGACTGTTTTATATACAAAGGTGAATTACAGGCGCGGGACATGGAAGGCCGTTTAGAAAAGGAATTAGGCTACCGTCCTAAGCTTGTTTTTAAGATAGACGCCTACGCGGTAATAAAGTCGGGTAATGATAATTACCGTAAGGCCTTCGAAAACCAGGTAGCGCGTTTAGGTATGGACCATATCGCCATACAGACCCAGTATTTATTAAAAGCTGTAGACGCCATAGGGCGCTTTTTTAATTCGGAGCAAATAGCCCGAATATACCACAACGACTACAGTATGGCAGTACAGCCAGAAAAGGGAAAGACCTATATATGGTCTGTGGACGTTGCGGGCGAAGCCGAAGCAAGTACAGACGTTGACACCGCTGTAGGTATGCACAAACGCGACGCCCTTACACTTACTATAGGCGAACTTCATAAAGACGGTACCGTAGTCCCGGTATGCTTCTACCAGTGGGTAGGAAAACAACATACGAAAGTTAGGGATATGTTACCGAAGATAATAAAAGGCCATTGGAATTGTTTAGGTGGTGTATGCGACGCTACAGGTGTCGGCGAACCCCTGGCCTACTATCTCAAAGAGCAGTTAGACCGAAATAACACAGGTCTTGTAGAAGCTTATAAATTTAAGGCAAGTGGCGACGAAAGTAAAAGTAAGCTGGGGTATCTGGCTTATGACTTCGTGGCTAACGACCTATTTAAGATACCACCTTCCCCCACTGACCCGGACCAGCGCGAACTATGGCAAGAAGTACGCTGGCAGTTGGAGCATTTGACAAGGGAAGCAAAACGGCAGCAATATATAAATTTTTACGTACCAGCAAACGCTGAACCACGTAAGCCGGGACACGTACCACATGACGACTTCGCTATGGGTATATTCTTGCTTATGAAGGCAGCGCGAAATATTAACGTCAATACACGACAAGCTACAGCGTTCGACCGTAACGACGTAGTCTAAGAAGGGGGTTAAGAATATGGCAGTATCCACAGTAATACCTATACCGTTAGCAGCCAAGGCGAAAGCCACAGCAAAAGACGCCACAGAATGGATAGTCGCTAATGGTGGCTGGGTAACGGATATAATCGAAAAACATAACGCCTGGATTAGGGACGCAGCGGTCGAAAAGTACCAGGCGGCTTATGATGGCGAACTGGACGAAATCGAAGAACGCGACAAGTCAAGGGGTGACGGTACCAACGCTAAACTAATCGCTAACTATGCTATGATAATCGTAGATACGATAGTCGATTACATGGTCGGTAAGTCCCCTGTTTACACCGTCGAGGACAACGACCAGGAAGACGAAGACACTGACGAAGCCGAAATACTAACGGAATACCGTAAAAAGATAATGGAGTTACTAAAGTATAAGGCAACTAAAACCCTGGGCGAAATGCTTAGACAGGGCTGTATAGCTGGATACTCTCCTATTATCGCCTGGGTAGACGAACGCGGAAACATTGACTATAACGAATATCCTGTACAGGAAGTTATACCAGTTTACGACGTGCGTAACAGGCTGGCTATGGTGCTTCGGGTATACGAAATTGAAACGCTGGAAGGTAACCAAACCGTAACTAAAAAACGTGTCGAAGTATACGACGACCGTTATATCACATACTATATAAGTGACGGCGGTACGGGCTTCGTAATAGACGAAACGGAAGTCGCTACAGGTAATCCTATTGAACATAAAGCGGGCCGTATCCCGGTAGCCATATACCAAAACGGCGTACCAGCGAAATACAAGGACCGTCTAAAGTCGAACGGTAAAAGCGACCTTAGCTTCGGAGCCTTTGACCTTATCGTCGCTTACGCCCATGGGATTAGTGATAAGGCTAACCTGGTAGATTATCTACAGGATATGTACTTACTACTTACTGGCGTAGATGTAGACGAAAAAGAAGTCCTTAAAATGCGTAAAGCAAGGGCTATAGCCTTAAAAGACGCCAACAGTAAGGCGGAATTTATAGCCCAGACACAGGAAGACCAGGCGGTAGAAAACTTTCTAACAAGGCTAAAGAATGACATTTACTATACGACCAATACGCCGCAGCTAAGCGAACTAAACGGCGCTACAGCTACAGAAATAAAAATGAAGTACGCTTGTCTGGATATTAAGGCCGGGAAAAAGGAACCTTACTTCATAATGGCAATAACACAGTTAATAGCCATACTTACCGACTTTCTAAATACCGAAAAGCTGCTAAGTAATGGCGTTAAGGATACCTACCCTATCGTATCCGACCCTAAACAGCTGGAAGACCGCGACGATATTTACCGTTCCGACTGGTTAAGTGTTAGCCTGGTTCGTAATCTTCCACAGAACTACGAAGAAATCGCGACTATTGTAGCGACCCTGGCCGACAAGGTACCAGACAGCTACCTTTACGAATTACTATGGTTTATTGACGACCCACAAAAGGCGCTTGACGAAATGAAAGCCCAGAAGGCGGAAAACGCTAAAAGCAATATGGCTAACAATCTTTCACTTATTGGACTGGGTGCTAATAATTTAGGTGATGATGGTAACGAAGACGCTAACGCGGTTACCGAATAACGTAAGGGGGTTTGTGTATGCCAAATAGACAAAGTATTTTAGATGATTATACAAGGTACTATACGGAGCAGTTGGAACGATTAATAGGGCAACGTATGACTGAATTAGAACCAGCTTATAGATTGTTACAATTTAAGGCTGTAGATTATTTAAAAGTGCTTTATAAAGACATAAGCAATATCAAAGACCCAGTAAAACTAAAATCTAAACTGTACCAGATAAAGTTACAGGAACAACTAATAGCCCAGCTTTTACCAGACTTACAGCTTTTAGATTTTAAACAACAGCCTTATTTTACCTCTGTGTTAGCGGGACAGTTGCAGTATGGTTATTATACGTCGGCTTATACTTTAGAAAAGGCGGCCATGATACGTACTACGGTTCCAATTCTTACAAGGTCGAACGTCTTAAGTGTATTAGCTAATCCCTGGTTACCAGATAAGGCTACCTATAGTGATAGAATACGAGTTAATACGGCCTTAATAGCTGAAAAAACAAAGGAAGTTGTAACAGACATTGTAACCAAAAATCTTAGCTACAACGAGGCGGCTAATTTACTTAAAACCAAGATAAACGAAAGTTACTATAGGTCGGTAGCCCTTGTACGTACTGAAATGTCCAGGGCTTCGTCTTTAGGTGGCAGTCTTGCAGCTATGAATAACGCCGATATATTGGACGGTAAGTATTGGGACGCTACACTGGACAGTAAAACCGCCCCACGTGACGCGGCTAACGACCGTGAAGTATTTGACTTAGATTATGATACGCCTAACAACCCTGGTGTAGCTGGCAAGAGAATACCAAACCACCCTAATTGTAGGTGTAAATATGTGAACAAATTAAAGTATCTTGACCCTATTAGTATCAGACAGGCTCGAAAAAATGACAGTAAAACAAGTTGGGGCGACACATACGTAACTAAAGCTAAAACCTATGACGAATACGCTAAAGAACGTGGGTTACCAACCGTTAAGGAAATGTTAGAAGCGGATAACCCAAAGCGTTATTTAAGACCAGGGGAAACAATCGCCAGTCTTACTAAACAAGTAGAGCGTAAAACCTTTAATAATCACACTATAACAGTATCGCGGGCGCCGTGGGATAAATAACAATAAGTTTATGAGGACTACTCGAAATTGAGCCGTCCCATATTTTTATAAGCCACAACCTACCAGGGGCTAATACCTGGAAGGGACAGACGTTACTTATGTAGCGTCTTTTTTATTGCCGTAACCTACCCAGGGCGTCGTACTGGCAAGGGTAAAACCGCCACAGCTGCGGAATAGCTGGATTAGCCGACGGGCTTAAAATGGAAAGGAGTTTTAACAATGGGAAAGTTAAGAAAATTACAGGAAAAGTACTTAAAAGGCGAAATCACTAAGGCCGAATACGACGCCCAGGTAAGACAGCTGCTTACCGACGAAATTATAGACCAGGAGCAAGTAGACGAAGCCTTAGAATATGACCCAGAACACGAAAAACCACAGTATAGCCAGGCTGACGTAGACGCTATGATTACTACGAAAGCTATTCGTATGGTTAGAAAAGCCCTTAAAGACGCTGGCGTAGACATTGAAGCCGATAACAAGACCCTACTTTCTAAGGTAGCGGAAACAATTAAGACGGGGTCTACTAAAAAAGACGGCGACGACGGTAAAGGCGACAGTAAGGCCACAGACGAAGAACTGGTTACACTTAGAAAACAGGCGGACCGTGCCAAGACTTTAGGCGAACGCGTTAAAGACCTTGTAGTCGAAAACGCCGTACTTAAAGAAGCTGGAAAGTATAATCCTGTAAACCCTGTACAAGTGGTACGCGCCCTAAGACTGGACTACATGGACGGTATCGACTACGACGAAGAAACGGGCGAAGTAGATACTAAAAGCGTATCCCGTGCTTTAAAGAAGGTTCACGAAAGCGAACCTAACTTATTCAAAGTCACAGAAAACGACGACACCGACAACAACGATTTTAAGGGCAAGGGTCCAGGCGGTGGCGCTGGTGGCGGAAGCAAAGACCACGACGCTAAGAAAGCCCAGGCGTTGGAAATGTTAGGTATCAAGAAAGACACAAAATAACGAAAGGTAGGTAAATATTATGAACAACGATTTAACAATCAGAACGGCAAATTATGCAGCGGCTAAGGAAATTAAGGCCAGCGCACACTATGCCTACGTAGTCAATGGTATTACCCTTGACGGTTCCAAATTTGCAGTAAATGAGTATGTACCAGAAGGCCAGTGCTTAGTAATGGACAATGTTACAGGAAAGTATGAGAAGTACGCAGAAACTACACCGGGAACCTTTGAACCTGGAAAGTCAAACCCTGTAATCCTCGACGAAAGTATCCAGTTTAAAGCTAATAGCGAAGGGGTTAACCCAGACCTTACAGCTGGACAGGTTTTAGTACATGGCGCGGTTTACGCTTCCATTTT